ATGGCTTTGCTGAAACACGTAATATTTTGGTTAGGCCGAACGACCCAAACCATAAATCACTACAGGTGGAAGCTGTTGATTTTACTGGTTTTTGTACTAATGCAACACATGCCATTAGTTTTGCTAAATTACTAATTCAAACCCGCCGTTATGTAACGCATACTATTACGTTCAAAACATTTCCTGAAGGTTTAGCTTTGGCGCCGGGCGCGTATTTTAAGGTGGCAAGTCAAGCCAGACATGTAGACCAATTCCAGAATGGTTACGTTTTAGATGATGGCAAGGTAGTTTCAAGCACTGGTATGTCCGACTCTAACTCGGTGTACTGGTGGCGGTCAGGGCTAACGGAGGTGCAGACTGGCACGATGACAGTTGATGGTAATGGCTTTACCTCAGCCACATTTGCTGGTGCTGTGTTTACGGTCTATTCAAGTGCTCAAAGTGCTTATGTGTACAAAGCCGAGCTGATATCTTATGATGAAGAGGGGATGGTGGAGATTACTGGCACCCATGTACCAGTTGATTCCACCGGCAGGATCACGTACCTAAACTTAGAGGACAGCCAATTCGTGGTTGAGAACGAGCAATGAGTTTTGCAGGCCCTAGCTTCCCAAGCATCGCTCCTACTAGCAGGTCGCTATCGGCTGGCGATTTTCCTGGCACTACTTTTAAAGCGCAAGATGGCGTTGAGGTGCGGGTTCAATATGGCAACCAACGTACCAATATAGAGCTGTCACTGTCGTTTGACAATATCACTGATGCCAATGCGGCTTTAATTTATGACCATTACGTTAGTTGTCGTGGCACGTTAGGCGTGTTTGATGTCGCAGCTAATTCATTAACACAAAGCGGCAATCCAGGATTCCATGATGGTGTTGCTAGCGGTACAACAAACCGCTTTTCTGCAACACCATTTGGCATGAAATATCGCTATGCCGAACCGCCACAGTTTAATAGCGTAAAACCTGGCCGTATGTCGGCTACAATAAAGCTTGTTGGGGTACTTGACAAATGACTTATTACAGCGGCAAGGATGGCACCTTGACCTATAACGGCACTTTAGTAGCCAAGGTAAGCAACTGGAACATTTCAACTACGGTGGATACTTTAGATGCAACCGCTTTAACGGAATCTGACCGCACGTTTGTTCCGGGTATCAGAAGCACAAGCGGTAGCGCTACTGTATTTTATTATGATTCATCGCCAGTATCACTTTTACAGCGTGTGGTAAAAACAACAGCGGTAACTGAATCTGATATCTTAGCTATCAAGCTTGGCTGGGATACTAAATTTATTCAAGGTGATTGCATTATTACCAGTGCTGAATTGAGTTGTGCTGTTGGCGAGGTGATGCAAGCTAATATCCAGTTCCAGTTTACGGGGGCGCCAACTGGAGTATCATTGTGAGTATTTATTTAGGTAATGCTGGCAATATAGAACTAACCAGAGATAGCGGCGACACGATTGCAGGAACTATCAATGTTGCGAATGTTGATGCTGATAAAGATATGTTTAGCTTTAATTTTAGCTTTGGTGCATTTGTAACAGGTGATTTTGTAGAATTCAGTAGTGCATCTACATTGTCATTTGTCTCAGGATATGCGTACACTAAAGGTAATTGGTTCGTTAATGTAGATCAGCTTGGCGGGTTACGGTTGTACCCGACTTACGCTGATGCTATTGCTGGCACTTCAAATAATAGGGTTGCATTAGCGGTGCCGGGCGCTGATATTGCTGTTAGCTGCAAAATCCTTAACTCAGTGCCTAGGATTTTAGCAAATATCATACGGTTTGAATTATCAACTGACCGTGAAGCTGTTGATACTTCTAGTTTAGGTGATGAATTCAGGAACCAGTACAGCACTTTGATCACCGGCTCCGGCAGTATCGACTGCCAATTTGATTATGCAACTGCTGGTGAAACTGAAATTGCAGTGTATTTGCATAATTTATTATTGCGGCAACAATTTGGCAGTGATTTCAAGGCTAATCTTTATATATTGACTGAAGGCCAGGCACAAGGCATAAACGCTAGCAACGACTCGGTGTGGTATGAAATCCAAGGTATAATGACCAATGCAGCTATTCAATGTACGGCTGGTGACATAATCGAAAGCAAATTTACGTTTGTGACAACAGGTGAGATCAAGCTTCGGGTGCAGACTACTACATGGGGTGATCTACTGCTTAACTCTGCCGGTGATAGACTGGTGCTAAGCACCGCTGATGGTGACGTTCTTGAACTTGGAGAGGAGCTGTAATGGCTGACCAGCGCATAGATCAGCTAAACGCTGAAACAACGCCAGCGGCAGCGGATGTATTGCCTATATATTCAATTGCAGGAAGCGATACCAAGAAAATTACAGTTAAGAATTTAGTGCAGCAAGGCGCTGCGTTAGTTGATGATGCGTCAATACCAGTTGCGAAGGTAAACCTAAGCGGCATTAGCGGCACCAACCTCACGGCGGGTACTGTTGCAGCATCCAAGCTTGATACCAGCACCATCCCAGCTACTGGTGGTGTAACGGTTAGCAGCAGTAATTTGCAACTGGTAGCACCTACCAGCCCAATTGTTCGTAATGCAGGCACTGGCAGCCTTGAACATGCAAATAGCGGTGTAACCGCAGGCACCTATACAAAATTAACAGTTGACTCTAAAGGACACATTACAGCAGGCGCGACATTAACCAGTGCTGATGTACCAGCAATGTCGGCAACAGGTGTTGCGGCGGGCACTTATACAAAAGTAACAGTAAATACAGAAGGCCGTGTTACATCAGCCACGACATTAGTTGATGCTGATATACCTAGCCCTACCACTACCGCTGGCACATATACAAAAGTTGTAGTTGATGCTAAAGGCAGAGTAACGTCTGGGACAACATTAACTGATGCCGATGTCCCAGCACTTGCTAATAGTGGTATTACTGCTGGTACCTACACTAAATTAACAGTTGATGTTAAGGGTAGAGCAACAGCAGGCACCACGCTAGTTCCAGCCGATTTACCAATTGCCGTAGCCGGAACTGTTGGTGCAATGTCACCCGGCACTGGCCTTAGTGTTACAGGCGGTGGCGTAGTAAACCACACCAATAGCGTTACGGCTGGTACAACAAGCGGAATCACATTTGACGCACAAGGTCATATAACTGCTACCACTGCTTTAGTTGGCGGTGATTTACCTGTTGCTACAAGTGGCGTTATTGGTGGCGTAAGACCTGGCACTGGCTTAACGGTAGACGGCAGCGGCATTATTAATGTTAGTGCTGCTACTAATGCTGCATTAGGCGGCGTTATTGTCGGTTCTGATTTTGGTGTTACTACTGGCACCATATCACTAGCAACGCAAGGCGGCCTTACCGCTGGCACCTATACAAAAGCAACATTTAACGCAAAAGGTATTGCAACTGGTGGCAGCGCATTAACTGCTGCTGATATACCAAACCTTTCTGCAACACAGATTACAACCGGCACTTTTGATGTTGCACGTATCGGGGCTAATACAGTTACAGGCGAAAAATTAGCTAATTACGCTATTACTAAAATTGGCGATACACAGCCAACTGCTGATCAAATTGGCCAGTTCTTTTTTAATCCGCTAAGTCGCGATCTTTTCCTCTGGGACGGGAACGTATTCCAGCCAATTGGTATTTCAGTTGGTGAGATTGTTTTTGCCGGGACATTTGATGCCTCAGCAGGTGGCGGCACCGGCCACGTTGCGTCAGTAACAGCAGAAGGCACTGCCATTGGTTTAGTAGAAGGTTCGCCATTACCTGCGGCTGCTACTGCTAATAACCGCTATTACCTAGTTGTAAGCGAAGGCGGCACTATAACAAGCGGCAACGCGCCCAATGTTGCGCTAGCACCGCCTGACATTGTGCTATCGACTGGTATCGAATGGACAGAAGTTGACGTAAGCCAAACTTTTACTAGCGTTAGCGCAGCGCAAGTTGCTTTTACACCAGAAGGCACAATTGCAGCAAATAACGTACAAGCTGCAATTGAAGAAGTAAATAACGAAAAGCTAGGACTTGCTGGCGGCACGGTAACAGGCAATTTAGAGATTGGTACTGCTGGCAGCTTAAGTTTTGAAGGCGCCACAGCAAACGCATTTGAGACTACTCTTACGGTTGTAGACCCTACGGCTGATCGCACAATCACGCTGCCCGATACAACTGGCACGGTAGTTACTACTGGCGACACTGGCACCGTTACTAGCACGATGTTGCTAGATGGCACAATCCTTGATGCAGATGTAAATGCTTCGGCTGCTATTGCTTATAGCAAACTTGCCACCCTGACCTCCGGCAATATTGTATTAGGTAGCAGCGCAAACGTAGCCACGAGTACGGCAGTTACAGGTGATGTAACCATCAGCAACTTAGGCGTTACAGCCATTGCTAGTGGCGTAATTGTTGATGCTGATATAAACGCTAGTGCTGCAATTGTTGACACAAAACTAGCTACTATTGCTACTGCTGGTAAGGTTAGCAACAGCGCCACGACTGCTGCAAGTGCAAATACGGCATCAGCGATTGTTGCAAGAGATGCCTCGGGTAATTTTACTGCTGGCACGATTACTGCTGCTTTAACCGGCACTGCATCAGGTAATTTAATAAGTGGCGGGGCATTAGGCACACCATCTAGCGGTACGTTAACAAACTGCACTGGGCTGCCTATTAGCGGTCTAACAGCATCTACATCAACTGCATTAGGGGTTGGCTCTATTGAGCTAGGCGATGCTAGTGATACCACGCTTTCTAGAAGTGCTGCTGGTGTATTAGCAGTTGAAGGCGTTGTTATACCAAGCATTTCTTCAACAAGTACTCTTACCAATAAAACACTCACTGACCCAGCGATCATCGGCACGATCCTTGAGGACGTGTTCACTATCACCGATGGTGCTGCATTTGAAGTTGATCCCGGTAATGGCAGTATTCAACTCATAACACTTGGTGCTAGCCGTACACCACTAGCGACTAACTTTGCCGCTGGTGAATCCGTCACCTTGATGGTGGATGATGGCACTGCCTACACGCTGACGTGGACTGATAGTACATGGGGTAGCGGCGGCGTTACATGGGTTGGTGGTAGTGCTCCTACGCTTGCAACCAGCGGATATAGCGTCATCCAGTTCTGGAAAGTCAGCACCAAGGTGTACGGCGCTTATGTGGGAGACGTGGCATGAGGCATCCACATGGGCTAAGGGCTGCGGCGGGTAATCAAGGCCTCGTGCTGCCTGCTATCGGTGCTGCATATGAAGGTGGATTTTTTGCAGGCACTATCAGCCACACAGATAATGGCGTCGCAACTCATGCGCTGATCGTGGCGCCAGCAGCAACTGGCGCTAGCGGCTCGGGCTACACAATCACCACAAACTTGCAGTGGAAAACCACCAACACTACAACCGCTGGCACGACCAGTTCATTTGATGGTGCGGCAAACTCAGCCAACATGAATAATGCAAGTCACCCGGCGGCTCAATTTTGTGAGGGGCTTTCCATCGGCGGCTACACCGACTGGTACCTGCCAGCACGTTATGAGCTAGACATCGCCTACGAAAACCTCAAGCCAGCCACCGATAGCAACAGCACCTCCTGGGGCATCAACCCATATTCAGTGCCTGAGCGTACGGTTAATCGTACTGCTGGGGCGCCTGCACAAACTTCTGTTGCAGCATTCCAAAGCGGCGGAGCAGAAGCGTTTGTTGCTGGCTTCCACTGGTCGTCCACGGAGTACGCTTCCACTACCGCGTGGTGGCTGGACTTCGCCGATGGCGGCCAGGACGGCGGCACCAAGGCGGGCAGCAGACGCGTTCGCGCTTTCCGCAAATTAGCTCTTTAATCCTTTAATCCTTTCTCCGGCTTTGGCTCAATACAAACACCTGCCCATATATAAGCTAACCTATGACCTTCTCAGCGAAGTAACAAAGCAAACACGGCATTACCCCAAGGACTTCAAATACTCATTAGGCGCCAAGATTCGAGACGAAACCGTTGAGCTTGTTGTATTTATTTATAAAGCTAATTCCAGCCGAGAGCAGCGTTCAAGTTTTGTGCAGCTTATTCTTGAGCGGTTGCAAATCATAGAGTTGCTTTTACGTCTAAGCAAAGACATGCAACTTCTATCTATCACAAAATTTTCTGCATTAATTGTATTAACTGACAACATTAACCGTCAAACGTCAGGTTGGCTACGATCAACGGGTAGTCGCAAGGCAGAGTCAGAATAAGTCACGGCTGTTCTGAGCGTCCTTTCATTTGGGAGCAGACCCGTTCCTTGGGACGAGAAGGCGAAAGCCAATGCCGCAATGGAGTATTCTGTTGCGCCATGTGCAAGAGTCTGCTTTTCGTTTGTTGCTGACAACCACTGGTCGTCCACGGAGAACGCTTCCACTAACGCGTGGAAACTGAACTTCAACAATGGCAACCAGAACAACAACAACAAGACGAACAACAAACGCGTTCGCGCTTTCCGCAAATGACTGACTACCCCAATACCACACGTCCTCCCACAGTTGAGGACGTTTTTTATGCATATTACGATTGCAGGAAAGAAAAGCGCAACTCCTGGAGCGCATTGAAATTTGAAGAGCGCCTAGAGCGCAACTTAATGCAACTTCACCGCGAACTACAAGACGGAACCTGGGAGCCAAGTCGGTTATCTTGTTTTGTTATTACACATCCCCGACCTAGGGAAATATGGGCTTCAGACTTTAGAGACCGCATTGTTCAATGTGTCTTTTATAACCGCTGGCGCGAACGTTACCACAACTCTTTTATTTACGATACCTACGCCTGCATTCCAGGCCGTGGGGCGTTGCATGGCGCAAATCGTATTGCACGCATGATGCGCCAAGCAAGTAAAAACTACACAACAAATGCTTTTGTGCTTAAAGCCGACATTGCAAACTTTTTTGTTTCTATTGATAAAACAGTTCTTGAACAAGTTTTACTAAAAACAATAACAACGGAGTGGGATTGCTGGATTGTTGAAAAAATACTATGGACCGACATTCAATCCAATGCGCTGATCAAAAGCAATCGCAGCCTGCTGAAGTTGGTGCCAGCTCACAAAAGTCTTTTTAACGCACCATCGCACAAAGGTCTTCCGATTGGTAATTTAACTAGTCAGTTTTTTGCTAATATTTACCTTAACGAACTGGATCAATACGCCAAGCACCACTTAAAACTGCGCTATTACGGCAGGTATGTAGATGACATTGTGTTGTTTGGTGAGTCAGGGCAAGAGTTGTCAAGCAAGCTAACGCAACTAGACGTTTTTGCACATGAGCACTTGCGCCTTGCCTTTCACCCTAAAAAAACTTACGTCAATAAAGTCAAACATGGGGTTAACTTTGTCGGTTACATCATCCTTCCGCATCGCCGCTACCTAAGGCGTTCCATAATTTCTAACCTAATGCAGAAGCTGGAAGACCCGATATTTATGGCTGACGCAGACGTGCCCGCATCGGTCAACAGCTACCTTGGAATGTTACGCCATGTCAACGGCTACAAAGCTCGGCGTAAGGTTTGCCAACGACTTTCGTGGCTAGGTTATCAATCAGATTCTGAGCTAACAAAGCTGCTAAAATAATCTTGTACCAATTACACAATTATGTACGTCCTAGCCCCCAATCAGACCGTTGAGATTTATCCTTACTCAATCGGCGATCTGAGACGCGACAACCCCAACACCAGCTACCCCCGTAATCCAAGCGATGCGACATTAGCTGACTGGAATGTATTCCCCGTAACTGATAAGCCAGCGCCAGATTACAATCCATCAACACAAAACTGCAATCAAGTAAACCCAACGTTAAAAGCTGGCAAGTGGGAGATGACTTGGCTGGTAACACCCGCCACGCCAGAGCAGATTGCCGAACGCACCAGCGCAAAAGAAGTTGAGGTGCGTCAGCAACGCAACCAGCTACTTAGCAACTGCGACTGGACGCAACTACCTGATGCGCCAGTAGACACCGCAGCATGGGCTACATATCGCCAAGAACTGCGTGATGTGACCGCTCAAGCTGGCTTCCCGTGGGATGTGCAGTGGCCTGTTGAACCCGGCTAGACTGGAAACAACACCAGCCTGAGCCGTGATTGAAGTCTTTGCTGCTATCGCTGGTGCATCCATCAGCGTGGCGGCAATGGGGCTGTTCGGGTTTTCTCGTCGTAATGAAGAGGCCGCCGCTGCTGTAATACGCCTGACAAGTGCAGTGGAGCATATCGCTACATCGCTTGAGACGTTGCACACGGATATAAAAGAAACAAATCGCGAGATGTTCACCCGTCTTAACCAGGTGGAAAACCGCGTTAGCAAGCTTGAGGTGAAGTAAGCGTTAGACTGAATGTGACGTTTACCACAGTTCCTGTGGACTTCCTATCCCATCCAGCGTTTTGGATTGTTGTTGCCGCAGCGTCTGAGCTGATCGCGCTGTCGCCACTAAAAAGCAACAGCATCATTCAGCTCGTGTTCCAGGTGCTGAACCTGTTGCGCGTAAAAAAGGGCTGATCCGCTTTGGCAAACCAGCCTGGGAGCGTGAACTCGAATTCGCCATTCGCAAATGGTGGTTTGAGAAGACGCTACCAGCCAAGTTGGATGCTGCCGAAGCTGAATGGCACAAGGCGCAACCTAAAGCTCCCGATCCAGTTATCGTCGAGCATCCTATAGATGACACCTGGCAGACTGGTGACAGCCGCTTGTTAGGTGGTGAGATTTCAATCCATGCACCGTATGAGCGCCAATGAATTTCCTAGCAGCGGCAAAAAATACAACCAAGCCAGCGCCGTTGCCACATCAGCAGGCGGCATGGAACTGGGCATGGGAGCTACTAGCACCGGATGAGCAGGCTACATTCCTCGACAAATTCCGCGCTGATCCAGCGCCAAAACCTACATTGGCATGGGAACCAGCGGCAGCGTTGATACGCGAATTTGAGGGTTTTAGTTCTGTAGTATATAAATGCCCTGCCGGTGTGCCAACCATCGGCTGGGGCACCACTAGATGGCCTGATGGCGCAGCAGTAAAAATCGGCGATACCATCACACGCGAAGCTGCTGATGGGTTGCTGGATAACATGCTAGAAACTCAGGTAGTGCCAGCACTAGCAAAAACAATACCGGGCTGGAAAACATTAACTGCTAACCGTCAAAATGCGTTGATCTCATTTGCTTATAACGTAGGTTGGCATTTTTGCGGTAGCCCAGATTTCGTAACCATTAGCAAATGCCTGCGCGAGTCAGATTATGACGCAGTGCCAGCAGCATTAATGCTATATACCAACCCAGGTACACCAGCGGAACCGGGCCTTCGCCGTAGACGGGAGGCGGAAGCAAAACTCTGGGGCATCTCAACTAAAGCCACATCAGTGCTGCTGAAGGTGCCGTATGAGTACCAAAACGATAATGTCAGCGGCACCGGTTACCGCGAGTGTTTTAGCAGTAGTTGCGCGATGATTGCTAAATACTATGGCAAGGTAAAAAGTGATGATGAATACAATAAAGTACGGGCAAAATACGGCGATACCACTGACGCGCAGGCGCAGGTGCTTGCATTACGGGCACTAGGGCTCACAAATTCAAGGTTCGTAACCAACTGCGCACCGGGCCTGCTGGAAGCCGAGTTGCGGGCTGGCAGACCTGTGGCGGTGGGTTGGCTACATAAAGGACCGTATAACGCGCCAACTGGCGGCGGCCACTGGTCTGTAATTATTGGTTTTACTGATGCAGATCACTGGATAGTCAACGACCCCAATGGTGAGGCTGATCTAATCAATGGCGGCTACGTAAACCACACCAAAGGCGCAGGCATCAAGTACTCCAAGCCCCGCTTTAATCGACGATGGGAAGTTGATGGCGCAGGCACCGGCTGGGCGTTGTTGGTGAAGCCATGATTGAAACCAAACGCCTTTCCCCTGAAGTTTTAGAGTTTCGCATCCCATATAAATGCGGGGAGACGTTTGAGTTCTTCTTAGCTTCTGATATTCACTTGGATAATCCCAAGTGTGACCGCAAACTATTTGCACGGCACCTTGATGAGGCTAAGGCTAAAAATGCACCAGCACTTTTCTTTGGAGACATTTTCTGCCTCATGCAGGGATCCAAGGATCGTAGAGCAGACAAGGGAAGTATTCGCATTGGCCACCTAAAAGGTGCTTATTTCGATACTGTATTTGAAGAAGGTGCTAATTTTCTTAGTAGATGGGGAGATAACATTTACATGATGAGTGATGGCAACCACGAAACTGCTATTATGAAACATAACGAGGTAGATCCTTTGCGCAATGTAACCCGTTTAATGCGCGAGAAAGGATCTAAAGTGGAACACATGAGCTATCAAGGTTTTATTTTTATCAAGTTCTATCAACAGAATCCAGATGGTTCACAAGGTAAAGTACGCATGACTACCTTGGCTTTTCACCATGGTGTTTGGGGCGGTGTAATAACTAAAGGTACGCTTGGTGGGTCAAGATACTTTAATATATTTCCTACAGCAAACATTGTTCTTAACGGCCACAACCATGAAAGAACAGTTGTAACACACACTTGCTATATGCCTAATGCTGTTGGTACTGTAGAAATAACCGACAGATTACACTTGCAAAGCGGAACCTATAAAGAAGAATTTGGCAAGTTTGGAGGCTTTGCGGTCGAGAAGATTGCTATGCCGAAGTCGCTGGGCGGGCTCTGGTTAAAGCTACGGCCAAGAGATAAAAGTGGGGTAGCTATCTCTTGTGAGTTTGCGACATGAACCGCTACCTAGTTGAAATATCTGCAACAATGATTGTTGATAGCCACTACGATATTGACGATATAGCTACCGGCATCGCCGCTAGGCTAGAGGAGATTGCGCAATCTAATGCCCACTTGCTTGACTATGAAGTGGTGCCATTTATCCTCCCGGAGCCGCTGACTGATGAATCATCACATCAACGAGACCGAGTTAGTCAGCCGTAAGGTAACCAAACACAAATTCCGTAAATCAATCATTGAAGAATGGGATAGCAGGTGCTACATCTGCGGTGAACAATTTGATAACATAACACTTGATCATTTAGTGCCAAAAAAGAATGGCGGCCACACCAGCAGGGCTAACCTAGCGCCCTGTTGTAGCTTACACAATCGCCAAAAAGGCCACCAACAACTATGGGAGTTTTGGACTAATCATGATTGTTGGGATCTGGGCCGTGCAATAAAGCTTTTAAGTTACCTGCGTCGTTGTGATAACATTCCATTGCCTGATGATAAAATATCATAGCCTGCCAACTTTGCACGTGCTCTTTACACATGCCAGCATACGT